GAAAGATACACCCAGATAGCCAAGGAAAGGCCGGCCAAGGTAGAAAAGCAAAAAGTAACTTCATGGCAGCTGGTGTTTCAGAAAAGTAAAACAGCGTATGATAAGTTGGCCAGCGGTGGTTATGCACTTTGTCAGTATTATAAAAAGAATTATCCAAAAGACAAAAGATATCGAATTATTCCTTACGACGGTAAATAGAACAACAATTAATTTTAAAATAATGAATAGAGAATTATTTATAGAAACAATAGAAAAAATAGAGCAACAGCATTTACACGATGTGAAATGTTCTAAGTTGTTAGGTCAAGTTTATTCTAATGGATTTGAAGCTAATTTAATGTATGAAAATCATTTACTAATGAACCAAGTTATTAAAATATTACAAGTCCAAATGAATGACGAGAATGGTCATCATAGCTGGATAGAGTATTTTTTATGGGAATTAGATTTTGGCAAAAAGAATAAAGAATTACAAGCATTTAGACAAGACAATAGCATAATTGATTTGTCTGATGCTGGCAAATTATATGATTATTTAACCGAAAATAAAAATTAAAATGAAAAGCCATTTGCACTTAAATATTAGGATTAAAGCAAAAGATAAATTAATGAAATGGGATGTTGTATTGAACCCTGTTTTCTTTATGTATCATAATGCTTTTGAAGTAAAAGTAGTTGAAGGACCATTGTCAAGTTCCATTTTTTGCTGTAAAATTTCAGACTTTGAATATAATTGGTATGCAAAATTACAAATATGGTTTATTTGGAAAATATACTGGTGTAGAAATGTTTTTTGGCGATATGTAAGGTATCAATTCCCTGCAAAAGTCAGAAGATTTTTTAAGAATAGAAATCAAAAAGGTTCTGATGGATTGCCATTTTAGGGTGTCTGTTGGCATTACCGCTAACGTTGAAGCATTGGCGAAGGGCAGGAATAGAAGTACAAAAGTTTCAGCCTTGCACCGATGTCCAATAGGATTACAAATGTTGAATTTTAGCCGTCTGCCTGCCTTTTGCCAATGCAATGTTATGCGTTCGCCTTATTTTTTAGTGTTGATTTTCAGTAAGTTATAAAATATTTTAAAAATAAATAATTAAATTTTAATAAAATTATTTGGAAATTAAAATAAATGTTGTATATTTGTATCAGATTTAAAAACAAACAAAATGACAACAGTAAAAACAAAACAAGAAGTTAGAAAAGAGCAAGCAATAAAATCTAATGAGTTATTAAAAACTTGCCCAAAAGAACAAGCTAAATTAGCAAGACAATTGAGAAAGTTAGGTTTATTGTAAACCTAACTTTTAGAACTAAATAAAAAAATTATGGAAGATATAGATTTTGTGTTTTTTGAATACACAAACTTTTTAAATGCGAAGTACAAAATATTTGGTGAAGATTTGGTTAGAATATCTGATGATAAAATTATCTACAATATTGCCGAAATATTAGAAGATTTTAAACTTGAAAGACCTGAATTATGGCAAAGCAAATAAAGAAAAGTCCTGCTGGCAGAAAAGCAATAGAAGATAAAAAAGTGGTTGTAAACTTATTTATTCGTCAGTCTGAACTTGATAAAAGAGGTGGTAAAGAAGAAGTACAAAAGTCCTGCTATGAATATTTGGGTGTTTCCACAAAATAGCGTACAACGGTGGCGATTGGCGAAGTAAAAGCCTTGCACTACCTTTCAATTTTAGCACTACACTTGATGGCTTTTATTTTGCCAATTGCGTGTTAGCTGCTGTTTTTTTCTTTGTTTTTCAGCACTTTAAAAAATAATTTAAAAATATCTTTGAAAATGTTTGCAAATTCAAAATAAGGTTGTATCTTTGACCTATCAAACAATTAAAAAAAAAGAAAATGATAAACTTAAACACAATCACTAAAGAAGAATTTGTAAACGAATTAATCCTTTCAAATGATGTTGCAGATTTTTACAACCCAAGAGAACAAAAACTTTTATCTCTTGATTTTGATTTTGAAGAAATGAAAGCAGATTTTGAAAAATGGATGATTGAAAACTGTGATAATAAATAATATGAAACAGACCGCAGTAGATTCCTTTATAGAACAAATGATTGAGTATAATTTCTCTCCAAGAGAGAATACATACTTAATTGAAATCCCAGCTTGGATATTTAAAGAAAAAATAGAAAAAGCAAGAGCAATTATGATGGAGCAATTAAAAGATGCTTATGCAGATGGGTTAAATGCTCATAGAACGGATTTTTGTAATAGAGATGAGTATTTTATTAAAACATTTGGCGATGTGTCCTAAAGAAAAAAAAAGAGGCGGCAAACGCAAAAATGCTGGTGCTAAACCTAAATACTCGGAGACAACAAAAACAGTCGCTTTTCGCTGTCCATTATCAAAAGTTGATGAACTGAGATTAATTGTCAAGTCTAAACTTTCGGAGTGGTCGGTAAAATAGCAGCTAACGCCCAAGCGGATTGCCGTTCGGTGGCGATTTTGAAAACAAATTTGTCAAACTTAAAACACAGGTTATATGAAAAATGAAACTCAAAACAAACACTGCACCGCCACTGACGGCAAACCGCCTGTTGTGCGCAGTGCTTCTGGATGTGAATTGATGAAATGCAAATACTATGTAGATGGTAAATGCACAGACCCTAATGACTGGGTAAATGAAAATGGGGATGCCGTTTGTGGTTTGCGTGAAGATGCTATACTGGTTGAATAGCATTGCGCACAACGGTTCGGGGCTTTGCGATGGTGGGGCTTCGGAGTACAAATGTTCAATTAATTACAAAAGTTAAATAGATGCAGAAAAGTTTAAATATAGCACAAATGCCCCACTATTGCAAAACCCTTGTTAGCGGTAGGTGTGGGTTAAATGTACTATCTCTTTTCGATGGGATGTCCTGCGGTCAAATAGCACTTGAAAGAGCAGGAATTAAGGTTAATAAATACTATGCAGCCGAAATAGATAAACACGCTATAACGGTTACAATGGCTAATTATCCTGATACTATTCAATTGGGTGATGTAACAAAAGTATTTGCAAAAGATTTAGAACAAATTGATTTAATAATAGGTGGTTCGCCTTGCCAGGGTTTCAGCTTTGCAGGTAAAGGATTAAATTTTGAAGACCCAAGAAGTAAATTATTTTTTGAATTTGTAAGATTAGTAAATGAGTGTAAGCCTAAATGGTTCTTTTTAGAAAATGTGAGAATGAAAAAAGAACACGAATTGGTTATAAGCCAATATATGAAAGTTGCACCAATAGAAATTAATAGTTCTTTACTTTCTGCTCAAAATAGGCAAAGACTTTACTGGACAAATATTAATCAAGTTCCGTGGGGTTTATTTGGTGATATGATTACAGATATACCACAGCCAAAAGACAAAGGAATTTTATTAAAAGATGTACTTGAAATTGATGTGCCGGATAAATTTTATTTAAGTGATAAAATGCTTAAATACTTTGAGAATAGAGCAGCAAACTTTAATGGGGGTAAAGTAAATATTAGAAGTGAAGAAGGTAAAGCAACTGCAATTCTGGCGAGTTCAGCAAGTATTGATATTAGCGACAATTTTATAAAAGTAGATACAAATTTAAAAGTATCGCATAACCAAGATAAAGCAAATTGCTTTACTGCTGGTGGTAATAGTGGCGGATTGCATTCTGATATGACTTTGATTGGATGCGTAAAATTTGGCAGAACAGATGAAGCTAAAGCCATAAGAAAAGAAAGTATGCAAAACGGAAAAGATTATACACCATTCCAAGCAAAAGAAATAAACGCAATAGATTTTGATAAAATGAATACACTAACAACAGCAATAAATAAGGACAATTTACTTATCGTAGCTCAAAGAGGTAGGCAAGATGAAACAGGAACTTATGTACAGGAATTTGAGCCACGGTTTGATAATAAAACTAATACTCTTACAAGTGTTCAAAAGGATAATCTGTTATGTGAAATATTTGAAAAAGCAAACTGTTTAACGCCTGATGCCTATTTAGCAACTGGTGAAAGGAATAGAAACGAAAATGGAAAAGCAATATTGACTTCAATGTGTGATAGAAGATTAAGGCGACTTACACCTACTGAATGTGAAAGATTGCAAACTGTTCCTGATGGATATACAAATTTTGTAAGTGATACGCAACGATATAGAATGTTAGGTAACGGTTGGACTGTCGATGTTATCGCTTACATATTCGGTTATATGAAAGCAGAACTGTCTAAATGTGCAGGGTGCTAACACTTACTGCTAACGCTAAAATATGTACAGTTTTAATTGTACATATTTTGAGTTAGATAATAAAAAATAAAAAAATGGAAGAAATAGAAATCGTAAAAAAATTAACCCATAAGTTTATTTTTGAAAGAAAAAAAACGCTGGGTTGTTCTAATTATAAGCTAGCACAGTTAACTAAAATGAGCCGACAAACAATTGATTCTTTTGAGAAAGATTACATGCACAACCTTACATTAGACAGTTATATTAGGCTGTGTGGTGCTTTGAAATTAAGACCATACTTAATAGCATTAGAAGATGATTTAAAACAAATATAAATAAACAAAAAAATGGAAGTACAAATTATCACATTACCAACAGAGGTAAACGAATTAGCTGAAAAAGTGTCGGCTAATAAACAAGCAGAAGTTCAAACTGTTTTACAACAAATTTTTACAGGCACAGATGATTGGGAAAAACAAGTTGATGCAATTGAAGTAAAAGACATTAACGACAAAATGAGTATTGAACTTGCAGAAGTTGCTCGTAAAAACGCAAAACAAGCTCGCTTAAGTGCTGAAAAAATCTTTGATGCAAAACGTGAAGAGGTACAAAATTTAAAGGCTGAATTTGATTTAGAAGATAAATTATGGCTGAAAGCTAAACAAGTAATGCAAATTAAGTTTAAAGCTATTGAAGAAAAAGCCGAATGGAAAGCAAGTTTTGTAAAGCGTTTTGAAGCAGAACAAAAAGAGTTAAGAACTCAAAAGCGAATTAATGAAGTTTCAAAGTATGCTGAAATAAACAGAATTGAATTTGAAGCTATGAGTGATGATAGTTTTGATAGTTTTTTAAATGGATTGAAATCTACTTATGAAGTAAAGATTGAAGCAGAACGCAAAGCAGAAGAAGAAAGAATTGCAAAAGAAAAAGCAGATGCAGAGGCAAGAGAACAACAAAGATTGGAAAATGAAAGACTAAAAGCCGAAGCAGAGAAAAGAGAAAAGGAAATCGAAGCTGAAAGAAAAGCCAATGAACAAAAATTAGCAGAAGAAAGAGCAAAAGCAAAAGCCGAAGCAGATAGAATTGAAGCTGAAAATAAAGCTAAATTAAAAGCAGAGCAAGAAGCAAAGGCAAAACTTGAATCAGAACTACAAGCTAAAAAGGATGCTGAAATTAAAGCAGAAAATGAACGCAAACAAGCTGAATTAAAAGCAAAAGCCGAAGCAGAGAAAAACGCAAAAGCACCAATAAAGAAACAATTATCTATTTGGGTTGATGGCTTTTCAATTGCTGAAATAAATGTTGAGAATGAGAAAAAAGCATTGATTAAAGAAAAATTTGAAGCGTTTAAAAAATGGGCTAAAAATGAAATTGATAGTATTTAGTCAAAAGTTTTTCGGTATGGTGGGGTTTCCTGCCATATCGCCTAACGGTTTGGGTATTGCCGAAGGCAGGGATTTGAAAGACAAATGTTTCAACCTTGAACAAATGCCCAATAGAAGTACAAATGATTAATTAACCGAGAACACCCTGCTTTTGGCAATACCTTGTTAGGTGCAGTGATTCTCACAAATTCAAATAAAATGAACATAACAAGTCCACAAGAAATGACATCAGGAACTTCAAAAGTTGAAGAAGCTGTAAGCAAGTTTGAAGAACAATTTGCTAAAGATAAAAAAGACCAACAGTATTACCACTTAGTTATTGTTGGCGAGTACAATCGTCAAACTTGCGATGAAGTAGAAAAGATTTACACACAAGCTGGTTGGTCAAAAGTTAAATGTAGAACTTCATCTGAAAATGGTGAACGTGGTGGTCTTACAGGTCTTCAACTGTATCGGTCATAGCATTGCACCTAACGCTAAAATATGTACAGTTTTAATTGTACATATTTTGAGTTAGATAATAAAAAATAAAAAAATGGAAGAAATAGAAATCGTAAAAAAATTAACCCATAAGTTTATTTTTGACTTTTTAAGTAATCTAGTATTTTATTCGTATTTTTTTTTGATAGTTCTTTTTTACTCAATTGTCTACTTAGGTGTTCTCTTGAAATACCAATATTTTCAGCTATTTCAGCATAACTGATGTTGTTATTTTTAACAGCTAAGTGTATCTCATCAAAAGTATCCATATATTAAATTAATGTTAATAATCACTATTTTGATGTTTTAGATTGCTATAATATCAATTTTGTGATTATATTTGTACTATCAAAATTGATAACGAAGTTAATAATAAAATTAGAATATGTCAAACAAATTAAGAGAAGATGTTATAAGTCAAATAAGAGTAAGTAAAATTTGTAAAGCAAAGCTTCAAATTGCCTTAGATAAGGCAGCACCTACAATTCAGAGATATCTTGATGATAACGATATTCTCCTAACAACAGATATTGCTTTAGAAACTATTTCATTAGAATTAAATCTATCTAAAGATAATTTAATTGATAAAAATTAAAAAAACAAAAAAAATGAAAACACTAGAATACTTTAAAGGAGCAGTTGATGCCATTATTGAATATGAAACAAGTGAAGGCATTTATATTGAAGATGAAAAAGAATTTGAATACAACGTGTTCGAGCGTGGCCCTAATGGCTGGGCGGTCGAACTAAAATGTATAGAAAGCTATAAAGAACCTAAGTTTCAAGGAGATTGGCAACAGCCAGCAGACGATGATATTCCTGTACATCATGAGCAGGTTATATACTTTACTTATGATAGTTCTATTTCAAAGGTTATAAAAGAAATAATAGGAGAACTACACACAATATCTAATTTATCAACTCCACAATTAGTTTTTTAATATGACAATAGAAGAACTAAAACATATTATCAAAAAAGAAAAAAACAATATAAATCGGACTATGGAAGGTTTGATAGCTAAACTGGATCAGATGGAGGCACTTGCTCCAGAAAAGCGAAAAAAAGTAACTAAAAAAAATAAAACAGCAGAAGCAAGGGCAAGATTGCATGCTAAATTTTGACAGCCTTGTGCGAAGCGGACAGCATAAGGTGCTAACTATAAGTGTATATGGTTTTATTGGGTGGGAAGTCCGCACCACCTGTTTTTAAAAGAAAAGATTATGAAAGAACCAATAGCGGTATTCAAAGGTGGAAACACAATAGTTAATCAATATGGTGAGTTATGTGTTTGCCATGAAAACAAAACCTACAAGATAGATGGCGTAATAGAAGATAAGAATGAACAGCATTTTTATCAAGACGCACCAAGCAAAATGGTAGTTTATTATTTAAAACCAAACGAGGAAAAATGATAGATAAAGAGCCATACAATTATAACGATGAGGCACTAAAGCAAATAGAAGATGGTTGCATGTCCTCTATAATTGGCTATTCCCTAGTATTGATAGCTATATTCCTAATGGCTTTGTATTTAAAATCATAATGGAAAATCACTTCAAAGCATATATATCTATTAATGGTCAAATTGTTGATAGTGCAATTTTCTTTGAAGAAAGTAGTTATGAAAAAATTAAAAGAGCTCTTTACAATAGAAATAAATATAGAGTTTTCAAAAAAGACCATATAGACATATGGTATGATAAAATAACTTATGTAAAAAAAACAAAAATATGAAAGAAGAACTAACAGGATATCCTTACGCAGTATATAACATATTGCTTGACAATATAGGAAGCCTAACCTTTAAAAAAGAAATACTTGAAAAAATATACGGAAAGTATTACGAAAAAGATTATTTCAAAGGTCGTTGCCTCTCTGTTCATATTAATAAAATAAGAAAGTATCTAATTAAAAACAAACTTAATTATCAAATCAAAACCATAAGTAAGTCTGGTTTTATTTTGGAAAAACTAAATAAAAATATATGACAATCCAAGAACTAAAAGACAAGCACAATGCAACAATATTACTTAGTAATAGGCTTGCAAAAGCTGAAAAGCACCAATATACAGCAGACCAGTTAAACGAGCTTATAAAACAAGCTGTTGATTATAACTGGACATCTGATGATATTATTAGAAATATGAAAACATTAGCAGGTGTCCAACAAACATTCGTTGATGGAGAGCTAAAAGAAATTGAATAAAAAAGCCAGGCGTTCGTACCGCCCAGCTAAACACAAACTGCATAGCAGTTCTATAACAAAAGTAATTATTAAATCTTAAAACACAAACACATGGCTATCAACGCAACAAACACTCAAACTCAGAGAGAGTTAATTCCAGCAGGAAACTACATCGCAAGATGCTATCAAATGATAGAAATCGGCACCGTTAAAGAAACTATACTTGGTAAAGAAAAAATTCTGCCTAAAGTAAGAATAGGCTGGGAACTGCCTACTGAACTAAAAGTATTTAAAGAAGAAAATGGAGAACAACCATTAGTCATAAGTAAAGAATTTACTTTATCTATGGCTGATAAAGCAAACCTTAGAATTGCTTTAAAATCATGGCGTGGTAAAGATTTTACAGAAGAAGAAGCTAAGAGCTTCGATATTACAAAATTACTTAGCGTTCCTTGTATGTTAAACATCATACATAAACCATCAAAAGATGGAACAAGACATTATGAAGAAATATCAGGTATAACACCAATGCCTAAAGGTGTAAATTGTCCAGAACAAATAAACAACACTTTTATACTTTCTTATGATGATTTTGATATAAATAAGTTTAATACACTACCTGATTTTATTAGAAATAAAATGCAAACAAGTATGGAATTTACTAATATTCAAAACCCAAATCATAAAGAAATACACAATTCATCTATAGATGAGACATATGATGACTTACCATTTTAATTTATTAAATATAAAAACAAAATAATGGAAACACTAACATTTAGCTGTCATTCATTGGGTAAAATAATGACAGCGCCAAGAGGAAAATCAAATATTGATAAATATAATGATGCTGTAGAGTTATTGGCAAGTACTAATACAAAATATAACGAAACAAAAAATAACGAAACAAAAAATAAAGAAACAATTACAGCATCAAAGTTGCTTACAAAAATTAATTTTTTGGAAAAAGAAGTAAAAGAACTAGAGTTAATCAAAAATGATATTACACTTTCAGAAACCGCAAAGTCTTATATAGAGGAAATATGGCTTAGAAACAACTATGGCTATAAAGATACCGTAATTACGCATGAGTTAATAAAAGGTATTGTCTGCGAAAAAGAATCAATTGAATTGTTGGTAGAAAACGATTCAGAATACCGAGAAAAAAACACAGAGTTTTTTAAAAATGATTACATACATGGTTCTCCAGATGTAATATTAGAAGAAGTAATTGAAGATGTTAAAAACTCATGGACTCTCAAAACATTTTTTAAAGCAGACATTTCTTCAGATTATTATTGGCAAGGTCAAGGATATATGGCTTTGACTGGAAGAAAAAAATATAAACTTACTTATGTTCTGTCAGACACGCCACCTGAAATTGTTACGAAAGAAATTAACTGGCAGATGGCAAAGCTTAGCTATGCAGTAACAGACGGTTGTTTTGATAAAGATAAGATTGCTACTCAAATCAGAAAAAATCACACATTCTCACACTTACCAATAGAGAAACGTATTAAAGTTTTTGAGTTTGAGTATAATGAAAGCGACATTAATAAGTTATATAAAACTATTGATGCTGCTAGAATTTATTATAATTCAATTTCATTATAAATGATGGATATTACAGTACATATATTATCAAAAGAACAGATATTAGAAAATTTGGCACTGTATCAAAGCCAAATCGATGAAAAGTTAGTAGATGAACCTACACAAATAATAGAACAGCTTACAGTGGCTGAATCTATAATGGTTAATAGTGGAAAGATGCTAGCAGATGCCAAGTATTGGTTAAATGAAGCTATGCACAGCGAAACAATTAAAACACTAAAGGAACTAGCCAGTCAAAACAAGTTAATAACATCTACTGCGGTAAATCAGATAATCAAATCGCTTTGCAAAGACCAACAATATTTGGTTGATTGGTGCGAAAGATTAAATAGAAGCTCTACACATCGTGCAGATTTAGCAAGGAGTATAATATCAAAACAAAAAGCAGAAATGCAGAATAGAATTTAATTATATGGAAATCCTCGAACAAATAAAAACACTAGACAAAAAGGATCAAGTAGAAATATGCCTAGAATTTTTAATAGAACTGAGCCAAAACTGGTATAACGCAAAAGAGTTATGTAAGGTTTATTGCACAGAACAAACTTGTGGTGCTGCTGAAAGGTATAGATTGCAAGTTAATGAGTTAAAACAAAGAATATTAGAATTAAATAATTAATAATAAAAAATAAAGTGTAATGTCTCCTCAAAAACAATTTCGATTGCTCCAAAGAAAACTAGATGACTTAGGCTATATGACTTCTATTAACAGAATTATTGCAGGGAAAAGATATGAAGTAATAGTTAATGGAGTAATCGAAAAAAATTACAAACAAAGAAAAAGTACAAAATTATTCATCACAAAATTATACAACAAACACAATGAACACAACAATTAAAGACGGAAATTATTTATCTGTTGAGTACACAGTATCGTATAAAGATATTCCTATTACAGAAAGAAAGCAAGTTGTTGAATTTGAAAGTGGTTATAGTAATGGTGATGACTTACCTTTTTAAAATTTATCTTTAATGAATTATTTAAAGCAAATAAGGGGTTTTTGGCGTTCGCATGAGGAACATTTATTCACTTGTACAGAAGTAGCGTTGTACTTCCATTTGGTTGAGGTATGCAACATCTGTGGGTGGAAAAATCCATTCAAGCGTAACAATTCTAAAATCGGAGCGGATTTAGGAATTTCAATAAACACTCTTAAAAATGCAAGAAATAAACTTGCACAATGTGGATTAATTTCATTTAAAACACAAAACGGAAGTCCTAACGTGGTTTATACCTTGTCAAAATTTGACGAGGTTGGTGTCGAGGTTGGTAACGAGGTTGGTGTCGAGGTTGGTAGCGAGGTTGGTAGCGAGGTTTTGCCTACTAAAGATAAACTAAACAAAACAAAACTAAACAAAACTAAATTATCTAAATCTCATTCCGAAACTGATGTTTCGGTAATTGAAAAAATTGAAAATTTAAAATCTGAAATTCCTAAACCGCCTGAAGATTTATTTTATAAAAAATTCGTTTCCGTTTGGTTTGAATTTTACAAAAAGCAATTTTCTGTAAAACCAACCTACGGCGCACTTGAAGGAAATAAATTAAAATCAATTCAGAAAAAATTAAAACTGAAGTGTGAAGAATTTCAGATGGATTGGAATTTAGAAAGTGCTGGAGAATCATTTAAGCAGTTCCTAGAAGTGGCAATTTCAGATAAATGGTTAAAAGAGAATTTTCAATTAGCAATTCTTGACAGCAAATTTGATTCAATAATCGTAAAAGCTTTAAAAAACAATGGAAATCAAACAACAATTACAGATGTATTTGCAAACTGGTAATTCTATTTCCATTGCAAAAGTGGAGCGTGAATTATCATTTGAAACTATTCTTAAAATGGAAAGAGTTGCTAAATTCTGTCAGCTTACTAAAGAGCAAGAAAAAAACATATTAACGCACATTCACATGTTATCGGATAGGTTTTTTAAAGTTAATTTTCCAGATGCCAATACAAGTGAAGTTGCCTCACAATTTGCAGTTGATATTTTAGAAACACGCCCAGATTGGACATTGTATGATGTGATTTATTTTTTCAAATTTATACGCCAACGACAAGATTTGGATGAGCTAAAAGTATTTGGGAATGCATTTAAAATCACACCAATTGTATTATCTAAGTTCCTTTCTGTGTATGAAGAACATAAATCATATGCAATTGATAGATTGCGAAATCAGATTGATTTTAAGCCTAATAATCAATTGCAATTATCAGAGAATATAGATATAAAAGATAAGCCACGAGATAATCGATTTAAAGAATTGCATGAATATTTGAAAGCAAAACAAGAAGAAAAATCAGACTTTGTAGAAAGAGCAGCACTATCAAGACAATTTCACAAAGACAATGAATTTTGTCAAAAATGGCTAAAAGAACAAGAAGCCACAGATGCAGAAAAGCTAGCGTGGTTTAAGATTTTTTTTAATAGAAAATAAAATTTAAAAATTAGTACAAATGTTGATAGAAGAACTAAACAGCCATTTTGCCAAACCCGTGTTATATGAAGTGCCGACTTATTTACGATAAAGCTCAATTGGAACACTAAACAGAAAAACAAAAAGAAAAAAAGCATGGGAAATAAAATACATAAACAAGATTGCCTTGAATTTTTAAGAGCAACACCTGATGAAACTTTTGATTTGATAGTTACATCGCCGCCTTATAACTATGGTGGATTTAGTAGAAATGGAAGAGTAAAAAGCTATGATACTTATTCGGATGATATGCCTATTGAAGATTATCAAGGCTGGATAGGTGATATACTAAAAGAATGTGCAAGGACTTTGAAACAAGGTGGTGCAATGTATTGGAATCATAAAGGCAAATTTGAAGATTTTAGATTTAAACATTGCTTTTGGATAATAGATAAATGCCCACTTTACTTTGCACAGCATATTGTTTGGAAATATCCTGCTTCGCCTGATGTTGCAAAAATAAAGTGGTATCCGAGAAAGGAAGATGTATTCTATTTTACAAAAGGAAAGCCAAAATACTTTAATGAAGATATGGCAAGGATAACCGATATATGGGAAATAAACCACCAAGAAGGAAATGAACACCCTGCACCATTCCCAATATCATTTGCAGAAAGGTGTATTTTAGCATCAAGTGAAAAAGGCGATTTGGTTTACGACCCTTTTATGGGAAGCGGAACTACTGCTGTGGCTTGTGTTAAAAATGATAGGCAATACATTGGAACTGAAATAAGCGAAAAGTATATTACAATGGCTAATAAAAAAATCGAAGTATACGCAAGTAAAATTAAAATGTTTTAAAAGTGCGGTGGCTTTTTTCTTTTTGTTTTTCCTTTACGGAACTTCAATTGGAAACGGTCAGCAAGGCATTTCATATAACGTTTTCGGGCTTGGCGAAGTGGCTGAACCCGATGCTCAATAGAATTACTAAACTTTAAAATTAGAACAAATGATACTAGAAAACGAAAACTTCAAATTAGCACTGAACTCGGCATTGCACAAAACCGATGTTAGGCGATGCTTTTCTTCGGGTATTAAATGGATTTTTAACAATTAAATAAATATAAAAATGACAGTAGGTGAATTAAAAAAAATTATTGATGGTGTACCTGATAATTTCATTTTTGAAGTTGAGGTAGAAAAAGAAGTATCGAAAGAAGAATTATCAAAAATGCAATATCCTTGTCCTTTTGATAGCGAAAGATGTCAAGTAAAGTCTGGTAATTATGATATTGGTTGGTCTGATGGTAAAATGAAAGTAAATGTTCGGATAAACGAGCTGTAGCAATTACGGCTAACGTTAAACGGCTTTGCGAAGGCAGGGCTAAAAAGTACAAATGTTTAAATTAATTACAAATGATAGTAGAAAGCACAAATGTTGAAAATACGCACCAAAGCCCTGCTTTTGCAAAACCCATGTTAGCAGAAGTGCCTTATTTGGGTGTTCCAATTTCAGAGGTTTATCTTATGGATTGTGTCGAAGGGATGAAGCATTACCCCGATAAATACTTTGATTTAGCAATTTGCGATATTCCTTATGGTATAAACGTGGGGAAAATGGCATACTTGAAAGAAACGAAAACCACAGTAAAGCAAAAGAATGGAACAAGGCTAAACGGCAATAAGAACAAGGAAGTTTATACTCAAAAAGATTGGGATAAAGAACCGCCATCGCAGGAATACTTTGATGAACTTAAACGAGTGAGCAAAGAGCAAATAATTTTTGGTATTGAATATGTAAACTGGCAAGGTGTAGGGAGTGGCAGAATAAAGTGGAATAAAGGCGTTGCTGAAGGAATGAGTTTTAAGCAGTATGAGCTTGCTTATTGCTCAATGATTGATGAAGAAGTTGAATTGCCTTTATTGTGGGCTGGAATGTGCCAAGCTAAGAGCCTAAGCGAACCAATGACACAACAAGGCAACAAGAAACTAAACGAAAAGCGAATACATCCTTGCCACAAACCAACTTTATTATATCAAAAATTAATTGCGGATTATGGATTTGAAGGATGCAAAATACTTGATACACACGTTGGCGGTGGTAGCAGTAGGATTGCGGCAAAAAAAGCAAATTGCGAATATGTCGGGTTTGAGATTGACCCTGAATATTGGCAGAAGCAAGAAAAGCGTTTTAAAAACTTCTCGGCACAGCAGCGGCTATTTTAGGGTTGCACATAACGGTTTCGGGCTTGGCGAAGTGCCGCTACTCGAAACTTGAATTTTAGCACTAACTGTCCTGCGGTAAAAATAAATTAGGTAGTGCTAATTATATTTTGTATCTTTGTCAAAAATAAATGATATGAAAGTTTGTTCAAGATGTAAGATAGAAAAAGAAGCAAAGTTCTTTAATTACGATAAACACCACAATAGATTGCGGTCTGTTTGTAAGAATTGTTGTAATGAAAGAAATAAAGAATGGATTGCAAACAACAAAGAAAAGTATTACGAAAAGAAAAAAGAAAATTACCATAAAAACAAAGACAAGATAAGGTGGTATTCAGTTAAAAGTAAATATGGAATTACTCGTGAAGATTATGAGCAAATGTTTAAAAACCAAAACGGTAAATGCGCTATTTGTGAAACAGAAGAAGCGAAGCATTGGGAAACAAATAATCTTTTAATTGACCATTGCCATACAACAGGTAAAGTAAGAGGATTGCTTTGTAATAATTGCAATACGGCTTTGGGTCTTGTAGATGACAAAATAGAAGTTCTTAAAAGAATGATTAAGTATTTAAAATAGTATAGCTATCTCACGGCATTTTGCCAAACCCGTGTTATGGGATAGTTTTATTTTTTTGTGGGTTGGCAATAAACAAATTTTAAAAATGAGACAATTAACTCAACAACAATTAGAAAATCAAGTAAATCAATTCAACGATACTTACAAGGTAGGTGATACAGTTGAAGTTTTAAAAAGAGCAAACGGAACTGAAACTTTCATTGACGTAATTAAACACGAAGCCACAATTATGGGTGGACACACGGCAATGACTTGGTTGAAAGAAAAAGGAAGTTACGATTTGACTTTTGTGCGTGGAAAAAAATAAAATTTCCTATAACGTTCAGAGTATTGCCGATGGTGGGGATTACTTGCACAACAGCCCATCAGAAGCACAAAAGTTCAATGTAGTGCAATTGCTTATTAGTGGAACGTCAGCCCCCACTTTTGGCAATACCTTGTTAGCGGCTGGCGTTCTAAAATTATCAAAATGAAAGCGAACAAAATTGTTTACAGTCGTCTGATTTCAAAAGGCAACTACGAGAATGCCAAAATTGAAATTGAATTAGAAGTTGAAGCTGGTGAAAAGGCTTCCGATGTTTTTGAAGCTGCTAAAAAGTGGGTTGAGAAACGCATTGCAGTTGAAAAACTGTCTGATTACACTATTGAAAAAGCCCGTAAAGTGATGGATGATAAACGCAACCACACTTTAGCACAAATTGAGGAAGCCGAAGAAATTTTGGCAAAGGTTAAAGTAAGTGATGATGAGTTGCCTTTTTAGGTGGCTCGTCATACGCTTGCCGCTAACGGTTTCTTGCTATAAGATGGTTGGGATAGAAATCCCAAATATTCGAGCCAATACCCAAACATTCGGATAGTCCAAATGTTTAAATTAATCACAATACCCAACTGTTTTATAGCAATTGTTATAAGCCGTTTTTTTTGGGTACTAATTTTAAAAATTATGATTTATAGAGATCACTTTCAAAATTACAAAAGCTATGCAATTCCAAAAGCACAATTGATTATAGCTGATATTCCTTATAATCTAGGAAATAATGCCTACGCCTCAAATCCTGCGTGGTACAAAGATGGAGACAATGCCAACGGAGAAAGCGCATTGGCTGGGAAAAGTTTCTTTGATACAGACGAAGATTTTAGACCTGCTGAATTTATGCACTTTTGCTCAACAATGCTAAAAGCAGAAAGCAAACCAAAAAAGTCAGAAGATGGCGAACCAAGACAAAAAGGCGATGCGCCTTGTATGATTGTTTTTTGCGCATTTGACCAACAAATGTATTTGATTGAACTAGCAAAAAGATACGGATTGAACAATTATATTAATCTTGTTTTTCGTAAAAACTTTTCTGCACAAGTTTTAAAGGCAAATATGAAAGTTGTAGGTAATTGTGAATATGGTTTGATTTTTTACCGTGATCGTTTGCCTAAATTCAGAAATAAAGGAAAAATGATTTTTAATTGTGTTGATTGGGAGCGTGATGACATTTCAAGTCCTTTAATTAGAAAAATACACCCAACACAAAAGCCTGTAAAATTGATTGAAAAATTGATTGAAATATTCACAGATGAAGGCGATGTAGTGATTGACCCTTGCGCTGGTTCTGGAAGCACATTAATAGCCTCTGCTAACAAAAAAAGAAAAGGTTTTGGCTTTGAAATAAAGAAAGAGTTTTACACACAAGCCAAAGAATGGGAAGAGGAAATCATAACTTACAATAAAGAAATTGAAGAGTTTGGCTTTGGTAAAACTTTAATGGAAAAGTCATCATTAACTCTTTGGTCGTAAAATGGCTGGTAACGGTTCGGGTATTGCCGAAGGTGGGGCATTAAACCACCGAAGTTTAATTGAAAAACAAATGTTCAAAATATGCAAACAGATAAATTGGGAAACGTCAGCCCCACTATTGGCAATACTTTGTTAGCGGTTCCTTCCTTATCCGTTGGCAATTATTTAAAAAGGAAGGGAATTGTCGTTCAAATTGATGGACGTTCAATATTTGATATGTGGGATGATAATGGTGTTATTAAGTGTGGATATGAGCCAATAGAATTAACTGAAAAGTGGTTATTGAATTTAGGATTTAATAAAGAATATAAAGACGGATATATCGGAATTGATGTTGGAAACACGGATTTTGTTTTGACTTATCCAAAAGTTATGGGTGAATGGCAAAAAGGATATGCTTTTGAATTTACTGCTGGTGGTTTGTCAAAATTTAGAGAAGTAAGATATGTTCACGAATTACAAAATTTATTCCGTTCAATTACGGGTGTCGGGCTGGTCGGGAATGACCGCTAACGAGTTTGCGCTTGGCGCAGTGGCGGACTTCGGAGCGAGAAACTGTCAAACCACCACTAAAGCTGATGCGAGGTGCAATGTTGAATTAACCACATAACCCGCCATTGAGCCAAACGCATGTTATGCCTTGTTTTTTTTGCGTTGGCAATCAATGAGTTAAACAGATTTTTGAAAATAATTGATATTTTATTTGGTGGTTAATACAGAAAACTGTATATTTGTACCATACAAAAAGAGATAATTATGAAAGCATTTAGATACAACAGCGAAAATAGAAGCGACAGAAAATACAATAACTGTGGCAAAGAAAAAAATCCGAATGCCGTAAAGTTTTACGCTTCCAATATGGAATATGCGAATAATTATAAATTCATTTACAATGAAGACGGTGAAGTTATTGCTGAATGCTCTTTGGAAGTTGTTGAAATTGAAAATGTAAATCTTTTTAATATGGCAAATGATTTCAAAACATTATCTACTTACAACAACTATATAGCTTCTGAAATAGGCGCCCAAATGAGAGATTACACACGTTTTATGAATAACGCAAAAAAAGCAAGCGAACGTAAAATGTGGGCAAAGCACATAGATGATTTGAAAAATAGAGAACAAGAACTGATTTCAAATCTTTTTTGCAATGAGTTTCAACCATTATCTGATTTTGAAAGACAAAACGAGTTAGTAGCTGAATTGAAGGCTCTTGGTTTTGATGGCTACACAACTAATAACGAAATAGCTATTTTCTAATGAAAGACTTAATAAACTGGCACGAACTAAGCCGAAGATTATCAGGAAATGGTCAAAACATCCGACCAAACAAAATCCCTAAAAAGTATGAAAAGAAAATTGCTCGTTTGCTCAAAATTCTCGAAGTCTGGGAGCGTTGGCAAAATAAGGCATAACGCTAAAATATGTACAGTTTTAAACTAAATTATGAACAAAAGAATGAATAACAAAAACACGAAGCAATTAAAAGACAAACTTGTAAAGTTATTCCACAAGTTTATTAGAGAAAGAGACAAAGATAAACCATGCATAAGTTGTGGGCAATATACAACATTACAGGCTGGACACTTTTATTCAGGCGGTCATTATTCAGCACTTAGATTTGATGAAGATAATGTGCATGGTCAATGTCTTAGATGCAACTACTTTCTAAGTGGCAATTTGAACAATTACAGAATAAACTTAGAAAAGAAAATAGGAACTGAAAGATTAAAACAGTTAGACATGAAAGCTAGCATCTATATAAGAGATAGAACCTTTAAGTGGGATAGATTTAGTTTGATTGAGAAAATAGAAAAATACAAATAATGAGTGAATTAAAATTTAAAGTAATAAAAGGCAAAAAGAGAGTAGCCTATGAAATGGTTTACAGAGATTTTTGGCAATGGTGCTATGCTAACGAAAATGGAGAACCAAATAATCATTTCACACTAGGTGTATCTTTTTACTTGGATGCAAAACGATTACTATTTACAGGATTTAAAGACAAGAACGGAAAGGAAATTTACGAAGGCGATATATTAGGCGATTGGGCAAGACTATGCTTCACAAAGAGGGTTGCCACATATCCACGAATTGCAGAATCTATATTTCGCTATGACTGGCGAAGAATTAACAATAACAAAAGATTTTACAGATAAATGATACACATAAACAAGCTAATCGAAAGTACAGAAAAGTTAATAGGCAATGCACTTGGTTGCCCCATTAAATTACAAATTATTTATCATGGAAAATATGACAAAGGAAAAGTAAAAGAAAAAATTGTTCAAATTCAAAAAAAAGCAGAACATTTAGCAGTAGATTTGGATTTGAAATTAGACACTCCAACAATAGATGCTTACTATTTCGCATTGTTGTTCATTAGAAAATCAATGCCTTACTTAAGCAATGGAATCATAGCCGAATCTTTAAATAAAGACACATCTACGATTTCAAAAGCATTTAGAAAGGCAGAAGATTTACTCACGTTCGATGAACATTTTTTAAAAAACTATGAAAAAATAGAAACAGAACTAAACAAAGATTTAACCATTCATAGGGTGTGAACTCAAGAATTTGCAGGTATTAGCTGTAAGTGCTACCTTTGGTAGGTATGCCTATGTAATGGCAAAAAAAATGGCAAAACAAGAAGTCTATATATCATTCATTACCGATAACTTAAGAAATGGAATTGTCGAAAGAAAAAAAGTTTTGGCAAGATTTGTCAAAAAATGGCAAGTCAGCGAAAGGACTTTTGATAGAGCATGGAAAATAGCCAATAAGAGCTTTATAGAGTATCAAAATAAGCTACAGAATGAAAAAGACGACATAAGCATAGAGATTGAAAAAGAAGCCATTAAATTGGGTGTTATTGATAAACTTCAAAGAATGGAAATTTTATCAAATATAGCACTTGGAAATATACCTTTAAAAAAACCAATGGTTGTAGATAAGTCAATTGAATTTATTGAAGTTGTTCCTGATTGGATGGATAGAAAGAATGCCATTGCAGAGTTAAATAAAATGGATGGAAGCTATGCACCAACGAAAAATGAACACACAGGAAAAGATGGAAGTCCGTTGGTAACCAATGCTACAATTATAGTTAATGGTAAACCAAGGTACGAGCCAGTGACGGAGGAAAAAGATATAACTGATTGAAGATGTGGATGAGTTGTTTGATAAATATACAGATGTTTTTTACTGGAACTTAGAAGCCGATCACCGATTCGTTGGTAATCAAGGCGGCACCAGTTCCAGCAAGACGATAAGCATCTTACAAGTTCTTTGTCATATTGCACTTAGTGAAAAATGTGTTATCACAGTTGTTGGGCAAGATATCCCCAACCTTAAAAAGGGGTCATTGCGTGATTTCCAAACGCTGATATTACCAAGTATGCATAAAAGTTTTATTAATTCGTTTAAAAATTACAATAAGTCTGACAGGATTTACACACTACCAAATGGTAGTATAATTGAATTTACAAGCTTTTCAGATTTTCAAGATGCAAAAAATGGTAAACGTGATTATCTATTTATAAACGAAGCAAATGGTATTCCTTATACGGTAGCTGAACAATTAATCAGCAGAACCAAGAAAAGAATTTTTCTTGACTGGAATCCAGATAGTGAATATTGGTATCATGAAAAAATTAAAATAGACGAAAGATGCATTACTTTCTATTCTAACTTTAAACACAACCCATTTATACCAAGTTCAATACTTGAAGATATTAAAGGTTGGAAAACAACAGATGAAAGAAAGTATAATATTTATGGACTTGGGAAAACTGGTAAGTTAGATGGTCTAATATATCCAAACTACAAACTAGTGTTAGACATGCCAACTGCATTTGAAAAAGAAATTTATGCTTTAGATTTTGGATATACTGATCCAATGGTATTAAACCACCTGCGAATAAATAATAATGATTTATTTGTTGATGAAATCTTTTACGAAAGCTTTAGGACTGTTGCCGAAATGGACAAACTAATTAATATAGATAAAAATATAATATTAGTTTGCGATAACGCTCGTCCAGAATCTATTAAAGAATTGCAGAGATTAGGTTATAAAGCTGTAGCTGTAGATAAGCCAAAGGGTAGTGTGATTAGTGGAATTGAAGCAGTTAAAAAGTACAACATTAATATCACCGTCCGCTCTGTGAATACAAAGAATGAAATCAAAAACTATGTGCGAGTATATGACAGAAAATTGGGGAAATTTATTGATGAGCCGGTAGATGATAACAACCACTCCATGGATAGTATAAGATATGGAGTGATGCATATAACGGCTAAACCAAAGCCAAGAGGATTGAGAGTAATATAATGATTGAAGAAATTGAAAATATAACACTACAAGAAATGTTCTTATTGCCAAACGATAAGCTAATTAGTTATTACCGACTACTGCGTTTTCTTAATACAAAGAATATATACAATAATATTAAGATAGATTCTATACTAATGCTGCCATTCAAAGATATTGTGCAGATTAAAAAACTTGCAGCAGTACAAACATATCAAAGTATTACAGCAATGTTTGAAGGTGTATTTAATGTTAGTTCCAAAAAACAAGCAAGAATAAAAATTCTTGACTATTTCCCTTGTCTGAATTTCATACTGGACGGAATCGAACGAATAAACGAGTTAGAAGCTACACGCTTAGCTTCAGAACCAAAAGAAGATTTGATAATTGCTGGTGTAGAAATACTTAATCAATATGGAGTACTCACAACAATAGATGCACTTGCAGGTGGCGATATACTAAAGTGGCGAGAAATTGAATGTATGTCATGGCAACTGGTGTTTACCAAGCTATGCATGGATAAAGACAAAGCAGAAATACAAGACAATTATGTAGAAATTATTAAAAATAAAAACAAGTAAAATGCATATAGTTGATTTTTTTAAAGAGGTGTGTGAGATTAATAGTTGGTACTTTGATTATGGTGTAAGGTCATATCTTAATCTTAATGACTTACCAGCAGACAACGAGTTACCAGACAACATATACTTCTTATGTGATCCAGTAACTATCATAGACAATCGCAATGAAGAAACTGGAGTAGTAGAAGATACAAGATATAGTGGTTCTTTTTTCTTTTGTGTTAAATCGCACTTAGACCAAAAGTATAAAGATGAAAAGTTTGAGAATAATATCAAGCCACTAAAAGAAAAATTAGATAAGTTGGTAGATAATCACATTGGCTCATGTGGTGATTACTCAGTCACAACTTGGAAGTTAACGGAAATAATAAATGTATTCGATACTAATGTAGATGGTTATTTGGTAGAGTTTGAAATCAAAGAAAGTTTTGTTTAATGTACACAAGAGAATCAGTATATAAACTTTGGCTGTCTTATTTAAAAGCCGACCTTATTAAAGAATATGAGCGGTTAGGGCTTCGTGCATCTGGTAGCTATGAAAGAGAATTAGAATACATTACACAAGGCAACAAAGCAATAATGTACGGAGCATATCACTCTCAATTTATGCAATCTGGCAGAAGAAAAACAGAAAAAGGACCAGGTAAAGGAGAGGGCAAGCTTTCAGAAATCATATTAAAATGGATCGATGATAAGAAAATTACACCTCGTAACAATATCAGTAAAAAAGCATTGGCGTTTTTAATTGCAAGAAAAATACATCGTGAAGGAATTAAAGTTCCGAACGTACACAACTTGGGTGGTGTAATTAGTAATGTGATTACTGATGAACGAATAGACCAATTATTACAGCAACTTCAATTTATAGAAGTAAATGCAATAACAACAGATATAATAAACGTTTTAAAAGCAGCATAATGAATATTAGACATACGCCAAATGGAGCATCAATAACAAGTAGTCCAATAGCAGGAGAATCTTATGATTTTTCTAACCCAATATTTGTTGCATTATGGCAACTAACTAATATGGTTTGGAACACCACTACAAATCAAATTAATTACAACCATTATAATAGTGGTATGTGTAGTATGGAGCGCGCCACAAACTTATCAATATTACAACCAGGCACACATTTTTTAAAAATGCAGTATGCAATAGAAAGTCCAAGATGGACTATGAGAATTGAAATATACAATAATGCAAATGGAGATACTATTTTAGACAGAACATTTAACTTATTGGTAGATAACAATGGAGTGGAGCAGATATTTTATTTTAAACTAAACACTGCTACACAGATTAGGTATAAATTTACATTTACAACAACCAATTCAGCAGATGATATTGCAGTAGATAATGTTTCCTTTCTTAGATTGAATGATGCTGCTATAGATATTAATAAAAATACATTACTTACAGCACACAACGATAATAATATTATATATGATTGTATAGGGCTTGTAGGGATTGACAACTTTCCAAAAGTTACTTCAGAAGTAAAAATAAAGTATGCGAAGTATGGTGATACGGCATATAAGGAATTGGTATTTTCAGAACTTGCACCGAACCCAAATCATGTATTTGTTTTTAATTTAAAACAAGTTGCAAAAACACTACTTGGTGCCTTTTATGGCAATCACATTTATAAGCCTATTGTAGATAATGGTCCAGGTAATTATAGAACATCGGAAATAATTCCAATGAAAGATTTATACATCGACCTTAGAATTTCCATAACTATTAAACTTACAGACAATGCAGGTGTGCAAACATATTCAAACATCCAAGATATACCTTTTTCTTTTGCCAATAGTGTATCACAGCTTCTGCGCCCAAATGGAACAAACTTAAAAGAATATTCTTATCAGATAGACCATGGCAAGCTATTGTTACACCCATCTGGAAGTAAATCTACAATTCAAAAAGTAAAGATATTCAAAGGATATCCAATGAGAGTTTTTAAGCATTTAGAAATAGATAAGTCTTTAATTATATTATATCAGACACCTTGGATTGACGAAGCTATATATTATAATTTTCCATCCAATGGAGGGATAAATACTCATTACATTGGAGGTATAACATTATCTGATGGTATTAATTTACACCCTAAATTTAGCGGAACATCTACTGGCACAACCAACCCGCCTAATTTCAATGAGCTAAGTTTTTCATTTGAAGTTGTAGATAAATGTGGTCTATATTTTAAATGGCTAAACTCTAAAGGTGGCATATCTTATTGGTTGTTCTGGAAGCACACAGTTGAAAATTTTAAAACAAAAGATTTAGGCGAAGTAGCTAGTAATAGATTTAATCTTGCTGCTTCTGAAAGTGAAAGTTATTATACTGATTTAATCTTGAATTTGCGTGATGGTATAACACAAGATTTGGGCAAAGAATCTAATAGTACTATCACATTATTTGATTCTATCGATGCAGAAGATTTGGAAGTGGTAAGAGAAATATTAGATAGTCCTTGTGTGTATATGTATATGCTGCCAAAAGGTACAGATATTAATGATACTGAAACATGGCAACAAGATTTTAGCCTAGCTTGGCTAAGAGTAAGTATAGAACCATACAGTGATAATATTTACAATTCTCAAAAGAAAAAACACAATATAAAGTTTAAAGCACTACTTCCTAAAAAGACAAATCAAACACTATAATGAAAATTGAAGTATGGATAAATGATATGTTGTTGGATTTACGACCAAGTGATGTCGTTGCATTGACAAAGCAGATAAATGATATTGCAGAAATTCAAAAGAGGAATGCAGATTTTACAAACAGATTTCAGGCACCAACAACACCTAATAATAGACTAATTGCACAAATGCTAAATGTGCCAGGCAATAACTCATCAATCCCATATAAGTATGGTAAGGCTAAGATAATTAGCGATGGTATTATAATAGCTAATGGTGCGACTGCATTGTGTGTTGAAACAAAAAATCAAAGTATTTATGAATATATTATATATGCAGGTAATTATGACTTGCATAGTAAAATATTGGATAAGTATATAACTGATTTAGATTGGAGTGATTTAGTTCATGGTTTTAGTAAAGCAGAATATTATAACTCATGGAGTAACACTGATGGGTATATATATCCAATTGCAGAAACACTAGATGGCACACTTAGAACATTTATGCAAGCAAGAAGGGGTGTAGATATTCGATATCAAGTGTCTCATGTTTTTGTAAAAACAATTTGGGAAAGAATATTTAAAGAGGCTGGGCTGAAATACTATGGAGATTTTTTTGAAGAAAATGAAACATTTAAGAATGAGCTTGTGCCGGCAGCAGCAAACACAGAATTATTAATTGCTGATGATTTCATAGCAAGATATACTACACCTGCAATAAATTATAATAGAAACGATTTAAATTATTATGAAATAACACAAAAGATTGAACCTGATATAGTAGATACAGATAGCTTATTAGGTTTTAATAATTTAAACAAAAGGTATTACGTACAAAAATATGGTTCATTTACATTAAATTTTGAATTAAATACCAGATTTAGCCTTATACACAAAATCAGATTGGAAATTAGAGTAAATGGAAGCTGGGCATATAGACAAGATTTTGATATTAATTTCTATGATTCATATTTTCAAAATTTTACACATACTATAACACATACTATGTTGCTAAATATTAACGACTATGTAGAATTTTATTTTATTATAATACCAGAAGAAATAGCTGTATCATATCCAACTGTTGGTTGGTATGATACAGCTACTGTATCTGCAAAGAATGAGGTTACATCTCATTATCGACAAACTATTGACTTTAAGTATAACCTACCAAAGGTACTTCAAAAAGACTTTTTAACAGCAATCATGCAGCAGTACGGATTATTGTACAGATTAGATAGTAATGGTAAATATGAATTTATAACTATTGAAGATTTGCTAAATGGAAAAGCAGGCATATCGGATTTGTCTAATAATTATAATTCTGAATCTTCAGAAACTTATAGAATTGGCAGCTATGGTAAGATAAATAATTTTACCTACAAATATTACGGTAAAGATTTATTGGGAGAAAATTATGCAGATGCATCATTCCCAATAGATATTGATGATTTAAACAATAAAAGTGAAGTTGTTGGAAGTAACATTGAAGCGTGTGGCGACTATCTAACTTTACAAGCAGCAGGCAAAATAGCATCTATTCATGTATATGAAAAAAGTGAAGATTATTATAAGATAAAAGAAAATAATGAATTAAAAACAGTTCTATTAAACAGAACAGTAGGATTAGATCTTATATTATATGATGGCAATACTAGCATATATAGATATATTGACACTGACGAATTAGTGCCTTTTGTAAAGTTTGCACCACTCCATTGGCAGGTGCTGATGGAAAAATATTATTCAAAACTTATTGACTTAATAAAAAAGCCAGTTAAAAAAAATGTATCAATCATGTTTAATTCAATGGACATATATTTCCTAAATATGTTTAAGATAATATACTTAGAGCAGTATCAATCATACTTCTATTTGAATAAGATAAACAACTTTATTGCAGGCAAGCCTTCGGACTGCGAAATCATTAAAATCAACTAATATGGCAGAAAAAATAAAACTCTTAGAATTAGATATCAATGTTAATCAATTGGTAAAAAGTGCTACCGAAGCAAAGACAGTAGTGAATAATTTAAAAACTGAGCTCAAAGAATTACAAAAAGAACCAGTAAAAAATGCTGAAGAAATAGAAAGGTTAAATGCGCAATTAAAGAATGCCAATACTACATATCGTGAGGCATCTAATGTACTTGCAAAGTATACTGAAGTTAATGATGTTAATAATTTATCTATAAAAGAAGCTCGCAATCAGTTAGCCGCAGTATCTGTTCTTTGGGCAAATGAAGCTAAATTAAATGGAGAGAATACTGAAAAAGCAAAAGATTTGGCAGAAGCAAAATCCTTGCTTACAGATAAATTAAAAGCAGAAGAGAAGGCAACAGGCGATACTCGCAGAAATGTAGGTAATTACACAGAATCTATAAAAGAAGCCATTGCATCATCTGGGTTGTTTGGTTCTAAAGTTACAAGTATTATTAATACTTTAACTGATTTAAAAGATGGATTACAGGCAGCTAAAGAAAAATTTACATCTGCATCATCTGCATCTGATGAATTAAGCGGTGCAACTAATGCAGTATCTGGTAACACTGGAAAATTTATAAAAATGCTTGGCTCATTAAAAGGAGCAATAGCTGCAACTGGAATTGGCTTATTGGTACTAGCTGTTGCAGGACTGATAAGCATTTTGACCAAAATCACTCCAATTGTAGATAAATTTGAACAAGGTTTAGCAGCGGTTAAAGCTGTGATTGATGTTGTAGTTGGTAGCATTGTATCACTAGTAACTGGAGCAAAATCTTTAGGAGATGCGTTTGATGGATTGGGTGGTAAAATGAAAGAAGCAGCTAAAGCAGCTGTTGAACTAAAAAAGGCACAACAAGACTTAGAAGATGCAATGCAAGGTCAAGAGATACAGAACGCCAAAATACAAGGACAAATAGATGCATTGATAATTCAGTCAAAAGACAGAACAAGAAGTGAAAAAGAACGACTAGGACTTATTGCCGAGGCTGAAAAATTAGAAAAAGAAAACTTTGAGCAAAGAAAGAAAATTGCACAAGACGAACTTTTGATAATCACAAAACAAATACGAATAAAAGCAGGAATCACTAAGGCTGAACTTAGTGAGTTAAGAACAAGACATAAAAATGAGGAAGAGTTTTTTAACGCATTTAAAGAATTAGCAGAAAAAAGAACTACCAATGTTGATGATATGTTTGGTGCGTTTCAAAAATCAATGATTGGTTATTACGGAACTTTGAACGAACATAATAAGTTTACAGAAAAACAAATTAGTTCGCAAAATAAAATCATAGAGAAAGCCGAACAAGAAGCAGAAAAATCTCAAGAACAAAGACAAAAAAATGCGGAGAAAGCAGAGCAAGAAAGAAAGAAACAAGAAGAAGAAAAAAAGAAACAACAGGATCTAATGATTAAGTCGATGCAAGAAGAGCTTGAATTAACTGAAGCATTGGCAGGAAGAAAAATAAAGTCAGAAAACCAAATTGCAGATGCATACAATAAAAGACTTGCAATATTAGATAAACAGCGTGAGTATGATTTAATTTCTGAAACTAAATATCAAACAGAATTAGCAAAGCTACAAGATGAGTTTTATGATCAATCAGAAGATAGGCTTTTAAAATTAGCTGAAAGAAGCATCAAGGCTGCTGAAGAAGAACTAGCTCTGTTAAGGCTAACACACGAAAGTAAAATAGAATATGGACAGCTATTAACAGAAGAACTAATTAAACAAGAGATAGACAGGCTAATATTTATAAAAGATGCTGCCGAAGAAATTGAGCGACAAAAATTTTTAAGCGGTCAAATTACAGCAGATGAATTTAGAGCATATCAACTAGAGTCAGAGAAATCTTTCTTAGAATCTCAACAGGCTTTATACATAGAACATGACCAACAATTAAATGATGCTAAAGCAATTGATTTTGCTAATGAAATAGCAATATTGGAGGAAAATGGAACTTATAAATATGAAATTCAAAAACTTCAACTACAACAACAGTATGATGAAGAAATAGCATCTGCTGAAAAGACAGGTGCAGATAAAAATAAAATAGAAACTAAGTATGCACTACTTAGAAAGAAGATAGATGAACAAGAAAAAAAGGATAGACTTAAATCAATATCTGATACATTTGGCACAATTGCTGAATTATTAGGGAAAAATACAGTAGCAGGAAAAGCAGCTGCTGTTGCTCAAGCAGGAATCAACACATACTTAGGGGTATCTCAGATATTAGCAGCACCACCTAGTGGGCCAGAACCAGCTAACTCAATTATAAAAGGAGTAGCTATTGCAGGAACAATTGCAACAGGTATTGCGAATGTTGCTAAGATAGTAGCTATTAAAGATAAGTTTGCAGATGGTGGAGTTATTCCTTATTACATATCTGGAAGTAGAATAACGAATCGTTCAAATATACCAACACAATATAATGGAGACAACATACTTGCCACAGTAAGAAGTGGAGAGGTTGTATTAAATGAAAGTCAACAGGCAATGCTTGGTGGCGCAAATACTTTTAAAAGAATAGGAGTTCCAGGATTTGCAGATGGTGGCATAGCTGGTGGTATAAATGATGGTGGTTATTTACAACGTTCTTTATTGGAAGGAATGGATATAACATCAACAATTGTGCAAGCTGTAGGTGCTGCATTTAATAATACTACAATAGTAACAAAGGTAACAGATGTAATTTCTGAAACTGGCAAGTATAATTCATTAGTTGATGGTGCAAGTTTATGATAAAATGATAGTAGGGGAATTGGTTGAAAATATGATATTTAATTACGAGCTTGGCGATAAGCTTGTCGAGTGTGGCTTGATGTCGCACCTTGTAATTCGTAATTATCAGATATGGCGTACATATCGTGTAGCCATTCCTAAGGATATACAGGAAGATATGGAGCGGAAAAAGAAAGGAATTGTAGTTAGAAAAATCATGAAAGATTTTAGACTTAAAAATAAAAAAACCTTGTACGATGCAGTCAATGCAATGGAGAGTGAAGTCTAATCATTTTGTTCTAAAGAAATAGTATAAGGTTGCATCGCTTTTATTAAAATTAGATTTAAAATCAGTAGAACTTATTGCATCAACATTTAAAGTATTTTCTATAGCACCAGAAATATTAATATAACTTTTTCCGTATTTAGAAATTTTATAACTAGTACTTCCATCATAGAACCAGGATGGAGTACATGAGCCATTAGGTAGCAATATTATGCTATCGTTTCTAAATATCCATGTTATACTATCAAGGCCAGGTAATGCACAATTAACAGGTTTAAATTTATCATTAGAATTTCTAACGATGTATTCGTGTCCGTTTAAATTTGAAATAATATTTATTTCTTCTTTTTTACAAGCACTAATAATAAGTGCAATAGTCATAATTAAAATTAGTTTTTTCATATTTTTATATTTAGAATTTATTAATGTCTATAAAATCTACACCACTTACTGTTTTGAAAATATTCTGCAATTCATGTAAGCTATAGACTGTGGTTTTAACCGCAAATTTATCTGATTCATAAGATATGGATGCTTCGCTTGTCTTATAAGAATAAACAAAAAATTTATATCCATTTATTATAAAATAAACAAGGTCTTGTTTTTCCCAAATAAAGCCATAATCATTTAGGTTGTTTAAATTTATAGATGCAGATGTAATTACTTTAATAGGCACTATTAATTCTTTTGTATTAAACAACGAATCAGATATGTCATTATGTAAGTGATTTTTAGGACATATTTTAACTGAATTTTCATTAAGATTGATGCCAGTAATAATATGACTTTGAAACAAACTGCCATATAAAACAATATTACCAATGCGTAAATCATTAATTTTTATAATTTTTTTTTGTTTAAGAAAATCCATATTAATTATAAAAGTATTTAAAATCTACCATCCTTGCAAGCTTTTGATGAACGAAGCAATGTAGATAATGGACAACTACATAAGTTGCACACCATACCTTGAACCTCTACAAGCGTAGCATCTGGCAATATATCATCCCAAGTACTACTAACTGCATGTTCACAAGCTGAACAAATTGATGCTTTTTTCTTTGCCAATACCTCCACTTCTTCATCCTCAAAAACATAATTTTTCCAACCTTGAATTATGTATTTCAGTTTATCCAATTTTATACTAATTGCTCTTGTACAAATTTACATAATAATATTGTAGTAAGTAATATATTAATGCCTAAAGTTCAAGAAAATAAAAAATCAATTACAACCTCTTTTACAGGCAGAAAAAATGTAGTAGTAACCGAACAAGGTGCTATTATTCAAGATGTACAGATACTACAAGAGGGCTATGATAAAGTAGGAGATTATTTTGATAAAGATTTTTTATCTAATTATGTAGAAATGGCTAACGCTAAATCAAATGGCGTTAAGTGCAGATTAGGACATCCATCTTGGGATGGTAAAGACCAATTACCGAATTTTTTAGGCAATATAAAAAATCATAGAACAATCGAAAAGGAAGGTAAGAGTGTTGTTATTGCAGATGTACACATATCTCCAGTAGCTAAGATTTCTCCTAATGGTAACAACTTTGATTTTATTGTAGAAATGGCTAAGAATCATCCTGATGATTTTGGTTTATCAATACATTATTTATTTGCTTTCAAAGAACTTTTAGCAACAGCTGAAGATGGCACAAAAGGCACAATACTTGGCTATGATTTAAAAGATATTATTGGTTGTGACTTCGTGGATACTCCAGCAGTAAACATGGGTTTGTTCAAGTCAATTAACGATGAAGAAAATTTATTAAATATAATTAAACAAAAAGGTATGAATTTTTTAGATAAAATAAAAGCAAAATTCGGTGAAGGAAAAAAATCCATCGAGTTAACAGATGCAAGTGGTGCAAAAATCACAGTAGAAACAGATAATGAAACACCTGCTGTTGGTGATGCAGTTACTATTGATGGACAACCTGCTGCTGATGGCGAATATATCATGAGCGATGAAAGCACGATTATTGTAAAAGATGGTGTGATTTCAGAGATTAAGCCTAAGGGTGATTCTGTTGATACAGAAGGTGCAGAATCAAAAGTCAATCCTACACCAGATGCACAACAAAAATCTATCAATGAGATGAAAAAAGCATACGATGCAAAATTTAAAACATTGGAAGCTAAACATACTAAAGAAATAGGAGAACTTAAAAAAACTGTAGAGTGGTTAGCAGATCAAGTATCAAGTGGATATGTACCAGATGAAGCAGAACAACAAGGTGCTGGTGCTGAAAACAAAAAACCAAAAACTAAAACAAATAGAACAGGCTTTAAAAGCATGGAAACAAACAAAAAATAATTAAACATTTAAAAATTTATATTATGCCAGAAATAATTTTAGACTTAGAAGAACTTACACTTAATCCAGAAGAAGCAAGATCGTCTTCCGAAATGATTATTCGAGAATTTGAACAATTGCCAGAAATTAGAGATTTACATGATATTCAAACAGGAATAGAAAGAGAAACTTTTATTCCAATAGTTGGAGAAATATCAGAAGAACTTGGTCAATGTCTCGAAGGACTTGGTTGCAATGTTCCAGAAGAAGAAGCTTCTATTGTTTTTTCTCAGAAAAAATGGCATCCTAAGTCAATTGGTACTCGTTTGAAACACTGCATGAAAACGACAAATCCACTTTTTAAGGTATTTAAGAAAAAATTAAATCACTTAGAATCATGGGATGGTACAGGTAGTGAAGAAGTAGCATTTATCGAAGAAAGAGTATTACAAGCTCTTAAGAAAATGGTACTTAGATATTCACAATGGGGTGACACAACTATTACTGCTGGCAATTTAACTGCTGGATTAGATGTGAGTAAATTCAACTGTATTGATGGTGTTTGGAAACAAATATTTCAAGGCGTTGCGGCTGGAAAAATAACAAGAGTTGAAATAACAGAAAATGCTGGAGCTACATACAACGAGCAGAATACATTAGATGAGCAGCGTGCGTGGAAAGTAATGCGAGATTTATACAACAAGTCAAATCCAGCGATATTAGAAATGCCAGGCGTTGCTTTCTTTATGACTCGCAGTATGTTCAATAACTGGGTAGACTTTAGAGAAAGTAAAGGCTTTGACGTTTGTTGTGAAGGACCAGAAAAAGCATTGTCTTCAGTTAGACAATATAGAGGTATTCCAATTAAAGTAATTAATTATTGGGATACTTCAATCAAAAAGTTTTTCAATAATGGCACAAAATTAAATTTACCTAATCGTGTAATTTTAAGCGCAACATCTAATATGCCAATTGGCACAGAAGATGAAAATTCATTATCAAACTTAGATTCTTTCTACTGGAAAAAAGACAAAGCTAATTATGTAGACATAGCTTTCTCTTTAGATACAAATGTATTGCTAGAAGATTTGATTTCGGTAGCATATTAATTCACTCTAAAAAATTTACTCATGCCATTTGAAACATGTATAGCAGGATTAACTGGAGATTTTACAAAAGATTGTAAGAATCCTCCAATACTTGGATTGGAAGAAAATGCACTAATAATTCCATTTGATGATATAGACAGATCAGCAACAACATTTGATGCAACAGGAACTATCATAACCAACTTAACTTTAAAAGCAGGTGCTCAGAAAATAAAAGTTCAAGCATTCAAGAAATTCAAAGATGGTGGCTATGAAACAAAATCAAATGCAGATGCTCCAGATGGTGCTATTCATAGCTTTGCGTTTGTGTCGCCAAAAAATGATGCTAATGCTAAAAAGTTTATTAACTCTCTTTTTACTGGAGCAAAATGCGTTGTAATAGTTGAGCGCAAATGGAAAGGTGCGGTGAAAGACCAAGCATTTGAGGTGTTAGGTTACGACTTAGGAATGGGAGGCACTTCAACTATGAAGTACTATGCAGACTTAGGTTCTCATGTTGTTACTTTAAAAACGCCAAACGAAGAGCAAGAGCCATTTGTGCCGTACACATGGAAAGAAACAGATTATGCAACTACAAAAGCTGAGTTTGAATCATGGGCGGCTTAAAATATACTGTTTCCGAATTAGAACAAATATTATCTGTTGGAGTTGATGGTATTAAAAATGACCGTCAACTCAAAGGCAGAATGCTTCAATATGGTATGTATATTTTTGGACAAGTAGGTTGTACTACTTGTAATGAAGATATAGCTCAATTGTATAACAATTTAAAAAATAATGGTATGTCAACCTTAAAAAACAAAATAGAAAGAAATTTTGAGTTAAAAAATGGCTTTGTTGGTCAAATGAGTTTTGGCTCGCAACAACATTTATCCAATGCTAATCTCACTGATGAACTAGCGTTGGAATTTTTGTCAATAAATCCAGAAAGAATTAAATGTTTTGAAACTTTTCCTAAAAACTGGCAAAAATTAGTGACTGATTTTGTTGCTTCTTTAGCAGAAAAGAAAGCACAAGAAGCTAAACAAGCAAAAGAAGCTAAAGAGAAAGCTGAAATTGAGAAAAATGCACAACAAAAGGCACAAATAGAAAAGATTGTCGATGATAAATTAGCTAAAACGGCAACTGATACTAAACAAGCAGAAGAAGCCACCAATGAAACAACAGAAACAACAGAAACAACAGAAACAACAGAAACAACAGAAACAACAGAAGAAGTAGCTGTGAATGATTCAGAAGCAACCACAACGACATCAACTAAAAAATCAACTAAAAAATAAAGCTGTGCGTGGCTGGATTAAGAGTAATAGTATCAGATATTGCGGACAGAAATATAACTCTGTACGATAAATCACTCGGAATTATCCGAAATGGCGAAGATAATATATACCCAACACGAACAGAACGCATAATCAACAGCTCAGTAACTGCAAAATCGGCAGCTTCCATGTATGGTAAATTCATAATGGGTGCAGGTTTTACAGTTGACATGGAAGACTACACTATAGGTCGCACAAAAAATAGAAAGCTTACACCAAATAAACTATTACAAGCAATAGCAAATGAGATAAAGAATCATGCAGCTTGTTTTATTCATGTAAATTATAATGCAAATTTCAAAATATCAACGGTAGCTGTTATACCTTACAGTTACTGTCGTTTTGGCGAGGAAGATAACGACAATTATAGCGGTAAAATAGTTGTTTATAATAACTGGGATAAACGCTATTCTCAAAAGTTTGACAAAACGAAATTCAAATCATTAGATGTATTTAATTCTAATCCAGCAGTTGTAAAATACCAGGTCGAAAAAGCAGGAGGCTTTGATAAATATCTTGGTCAAATTTATTACTTGACCTTAGATAGCTCCTCCACTTATCCATTGTCGCCAATTGATGTCGCAATGGAAGATGCAGAAAGTGAATATAACTTTGCTGTATTTAGAAATCGAACCATCAAGAAAGGTTTTTTTATAAGTACAATACTTAGACATTCGCCATTTAAGGACGATAAAGAAGAGGAAAAATTTAAAGAAAAAATTAAAGAGTTTCAAGGTGCAGAAAATGCAGAAACTATCATGATGTTAGAAGATGAATTTACATCAGACAACAAAGATGGAAATCTTAGAATAGATAAATTAGCAGTTGATTATAATGATAAAATATTTGAGTTTTCAACAACTACAGCTGCTAATAATATTCGCAAATGTTATAAAAATATTCCAGTAGTTTTAATTGATTATGAACAAGGAAAATTAGGCAACACAAGTGGAGAAAGTTTTATTGCAGCACAGAAGTTTTACAACTCTATGACAGAAGAAGAAAGGTTGAGTGTGGAAATGGCAATGAAAGAAATATTTTCTAGTTACAAAGAAAACATTAACCCAACTGGAGATTGGAGCATTAAAGAATTGACGCTTTTAAAACAAGAAGCATCAATATCAATAGATGATATTTTAAAAATAATATCCGCAATTTCTGAAAATAAAATTTCTTACGATTCTGGACTTTCGATATTAAAAGATTTATACGGATATGATGAAGAAGATGCAAAAAAATTATTAGGACAACCAAAACAATTAGACAATGGCGGTACTGTTAATTAATAAAAATGATTTTTCAGATTTCAAAACAATATCAAAAGGTGTTGATGTAGAACGCATAGAAACATTTATACAAGAAGCGCAAGACTTTGATTTAAAAGAAATTATTTGTCGTCCTTTTTTCTTTGATATTCTAAAAAACTTTCAAGAAGTAGATTATCAAAAATTAATACATGGAGAAACATATATAGATAAAGATGGAAATGAAATTGAGTACAAGGGTATAAAGGCTGTACTAGTTTATTTTGCTTATGCAAGATATGTTTTCAAAGGAAGTGTAACAGATACTGGCTTTGGTGTTGTTCAAAAGAAGAACGAATATTCTGATCCAATATCAGAAAAAGAAAAAAAAGATATCCGAACATCTAGTCGTCAAGATGCAATGATATATTGGAAAGAGTGTGAAATATATCTCAATGAAAAGATTGAGTTATTCCCTAAATGGAAAGAATGTATAGATGGTTGTGGTTGTGATGGAGTTAAAATAAATGGCAGAAGAAAACTTAAAATAGATAGCATAGGATGAAAGTTAAAATTCAAACAAAATTAAATAGTCCAGTGCCTCAACTAATATTGAAGCCAGAAACACCAGCAGATGAAGCGGTGCTTGATGCTATTCTCAATCGAAATGGTGCGCCATCCGCTCCAGATTGTGGCTATGCTATAGTTTCATTTGAACGAAACGGTACATCATATCAGAGTATAACATTCGGATTAGCTAACTGCACAAATGTTATAGAACCTCCACAAGAATGTACACAGGAGTATGTAGAATGTGGTTACTGGGAAATTAATTATTCAATTTAAAAATTATTATAAAATGGGTTTATTATCATTAAATAAAAGAGAAGACAAAACGAGTGCTCTAACTACAACTGAAGTAGATAGTAACTGGCAAACTATTGAAGATGCTGTTAATGAGTTGAATGATATAAAGTTGGAAGATGCTCCAAATGACGGAAAACAATATGCGAGGGAAAATCAAAGCTGGTCGGAGGTTGTAATGCCAAACATAGACACCTCTTTGTTTCCTAATGGCTTCGAAATGATAACATCGACACGGAATTTCTTACCAACGGACGCTGGTAAATTGCTTGTTTTGTTGAGTGATGCCGTAGGCTTAAAATTGCCCAATTCTATTGTTTGGAATGAAGAAGTGAACTTTGGCGTACTTTCAGTTGCACAATTAAATTACTTTCAAATTGTATATCAAGCTCCTGATGGCGACCCTAACGATATGCCTATGTATAGAGGTAATTGTGTAGTTTTGCCAACTTCAACAGGACAAGAAGTGAGAGAGATAGTAATGTGCTATTCACAATTAGATGCTAATACTTCAAATACAACTAATAGGCTTAATTTACCAAGTACAGGCATTATAAGAGTTGCAGAGGGGGAAAAATACGAGCATTATGAAACTACAACTAAAGTAGTTCAGAGTGGTGGTATTGGTGGCGGTTCAGCATTCACAGACGGAGGTGCAACAAATACACTCACATTTGACAGCTCAAAATGGTATGGTACAAGTATTGCACCGATTACAAATAGCTCTATCTTATTTGACATTACTAATGCTGTAAGTGGCTCACAGGCTATTGTTTACCACTCGGGCAGTTCTGAGCCTATTTATCCATCAGGCACGATTAAAAGAGGGATAGGTTCTTATATTAATGACAAAACTAACATTTTGACTTTCACTTATTTGAATAATAATGAAATCCTTTTAGATGTTGATGCTATGCAACAAGCATCTTTTCCAGAGGTCAATTATTGGTTACAAAGGGGCGGTGTAGCAAGTGGCTTCTTGCTCAACGCCTTAAATCAATTTATGGCTGACATTCAACCAATGCGTTCAAAGATTGTAAGATTTAATCCTCTTTGGGGCGAAACTTTTGCATCAATATTTGTGCCTTTAATTGTTAATACAGATGGCTCAACCACGCCAATCGGCAACCCAACAGATGCGAATGTAGGATTTGTGGAAGCAAATTGGAGTTTTACAGGAGAATTAGCTTTGACAAATGCTAATTATTTAAAATACATCTCCACATCTTTTAATCCATTCAACGTTTCAGAAGTTGGTCAAGATGATATTTGCGTGGCTACAATTGTAAAGAGTGGCAACGTAAATCAAGCTTCATATTTATTCACAGGTGGGGGGAATTTAAGGGCTAATGTTTTCGGGAATACTGTGTTGTCGCAATATGCTTCTTTCAATTCAAGCAATGTGGCAAGTGTGCCTAATACGGCGGTTGTAAGTACCCGCCAAGTGTTATTTTATAACAGAACCAAAAGCACTGAATTTGAGGTACACAAAAACGGAGTAAAACAAATAGTTCCAGCACCATCAACAGCGGTAGAGGATAGTAATTTAATAATTGGTAATTCAAGTGTATTAAATAATTTATTTTTAGTCGGTGGGTATCTAATTTCAAAAGGCTTGACAGGCACAGAAATATCGTTATTCAGCGGTGCGTGGAATACATTAATAGCTAAAATTGGAAGAATATGAAATATTTAAAATTAACAGAAAATCAGAAACAAATCATAGAGTTTAAAAATGCTCAAAATAGTGCAGTAAATGTTCCTATAATGTTCATTGAAGATGGCTATTATGTGGCTCACGAACTACTTGGAGCGAAGATGTATGAGGACTATCAACAGGTATTTTCAGAGTGCGAGGTAGTGGAAATTGACAACGAAAATGCAGATGACGATGTTGTGATGAAGTAAACGAAACTTTGTATCTTAATCCAATAACTAAAGATTATATGAGCGAGGAATTAGCTTTTGAGGATTTATAGCTTTAAAATTAAGACCTTATATTAAATAAGTTTTAAATGATGTGAGATGAAACTAACAAAAGAAATAAAAGATTTTGTAAAAGCAAAAGAGGGTTTAAGTCTTACGGCTTATTTGTGTCCTGCGGGTGTGTGGACTATTGGTTATGGAAATACTTTCTACGAAAGTGGAATTAAAGTAAAGCAAGGCGATAAAATCAGCAAAGAAAGAGCAGAATTGCTATTTAATAATGTGTTTGAAAATTTTGCATTACAGGTAAAAAAAGTAATTGGATATTCTGTTGAATTAAACGATAATCAGTTTTCGGCATTGGTTTCGTTTGCCTATAACGTAGGCATTTCAAATTTAAAATTTTCTACACTATTAAAAAAAGTAGAAGCTAACCCAAACGACAATACTATTGCAAATGAGTTTGCAAAGTGGAACAAAGGAGGTGGAAAAGTACTTGCAGGATTAACATCAAGAAGAGCCAAAGAAAGTGATATTTATTTTAAAAAAATAGACGAATGAAAATACAGGAGTATATAGATTATGTAAATCAACCTTTAAATTTTATTCAATATAACAAAATTTCAGCATTTATTTTAAGTGGGATTATGAGTATTTTCTTTGCCATCACGCAATGGATAGGTAATTCAATGTTATTCTTATCCTCAGTATTAATAATAAATGTAGCATTTATATATTTGTATTTTGCCCTTTCTTTTGCCGATTTATTTGTAGGAATATATGTGAGTGTTTTTAAGAATAAAGAAAAATTTGAAAGCAAGAAGTTTTTAAAAAAGATACTTCTAATTGGAATGGGAATATTGATGTTGGGAATGACCGTTATTCTTTCTAACACATTTTTGTTTTACGAAGATAAAGAAAACGCAATATTAAGAGGGCTTTTAGATGGTATTGTATTCTTATTTGAAGGAGTTAAAATTACAATGATTATTTTCTTTGTGATATACGAATTAACGAGTCTAAAAGAAAAGGCAGAGAAAATGAAGTGGAACAGCTTGATGGCACTCTTAGATGTATTTCTAATTCCGTTTATCAAAATACAAAACTTTGTAAATAGAAAAATTGATAAAACTTTAGAAGATGAAGAAGATAATAAAACAGAATAGCGGACTACTGCAAGAAGTATTTATATTTATTATATTGTGTGCTTTAGTTTTCGGTTGTACGCCAAAAACAACCCCTACAATTGAGTATAAGGCTAAGATTGAAACTGTTTTAAAAACAAAATTTGATACTATTACAATAGTAGATAATGATACTTGCGAATTATACAAAATGTCGTTCAATTCTCTTCTTAATTATTACAATGAAGCACAAGATATTATTTCAATACAAAAGGATAGTATAGATTATTTACACGCCTTAAATCAAGTTATCAATTTACCAAAGAAAGTAAAGAAGAATAGTGTTATTACTGTAATTCAAGGAAATGACAACAAGTCAAATATTGACAAGTCAGAAACTAACCAAAAAGCAAAAGACAATAGTGCTATTGGTCAAGATAACCAATTAACCAAAACCACTAAAAAAAATAATTGGTGGTGGATATTCTTAGCTGGTGCATTGAGCTGGTTTATTGTGCAGAATGTTTTATTTAGAATTTTAAAAACATATTTTCCATTTCTAAAATTTCTACCATGATAACAAGTAAAATGTGTTTTGATAAGTTTGGCGAACCTGGTTTACCGACAGAAGGTAAATATATGGTCGTTTTTGATGTTCCAACGGAATTGGAGATTGGGTTTATTCCTAAGAAGATCTACTGCAACAAGCTAATAGTAGAACCATTAAAAGCAGCATTTAAAAATCTTATTGATAGAAAATTCGTATCGGAATTAAAAACCTGGGACGGATGCTATCAGGTAAGAAAGATGCGCGGTCTTACATCTCAAAGCTTGCACAGCTGGGGTTTAGCAGTTGATTTAAACCAGGCAACAAACCAATTAGGCAAAGAACCAACATTGTCTAAAGGCTTTGTAAAGTGTTTTACAGACGCAGGATTTGACTGGGGTGGAACATGGCAACGTAAAGATGGTATGCACTTTCAGCTTTCAAAATTCTAATCTTTTTTTTCATAATTTTGTTTTTAATAGTTCGGCGCAAGTCGAACCATTTTTATTTAAGGAAAATAGCAAATAACTTAAATAGTAATTTTCTTATTTAAGTTTCAGGTATAAAAGGTTAAGTTACCTCCACGATGCCAAAACTAAAATAATTAGTGAGTAAGTGCCTTAATTGGCACTTTTTTATTTATAATTAACACAAATTACAATATTAATTTAATGTTAAATGTAATAAATAATTCAATGAATGTTTGCATATTAGAAAACAAACGCATATCTTTACTCTATCAAATTAATTAAACACAAAAAGTCAGGTCGAGACGATAACAAGGACACAAATCTTATGAAAACATTTAATCAGCTACCAGAAAATTTCAAAGTAACAAACGACACAAGAGAAGCGTTCTTAACAATGATTTCGGAGCGAGGCGTGTCTAATAAGTTAGGCATCGACCGTTCTGTAGTTAGTAATTGGAAACGTGCAATGGTTGGAAAGGTAAAAGACAGGTCAATACCTACACTTGACAAGATGGAAGAAATGCTACTAAAGTATGGTGCAGTCGTCAAACAAGATAAAATTTGGGAACTATAAAACATTAATATGTTCACACTACGTATCGTGGCTTTATTGTCGTTGTGGCGGTTTAAGACCAAACTTAACCTAACGGATTTGGGCTTTGCGATGTGGTGGGATTTTGAAAAACTACTGCTCCTTGTTAGCGGTATGTGCCTTGTTAAACTAATTAAATTTAAACAAATGATAAATACACATTACAGAGCAAAGTCAAACAGATTATGGGTTTATGGCGACTTATATAATAATTGTGATAGAGGTGTAAACCAAAACTTTATAGTCAGAGATAATGAAAATATTGGAACTGGCGACCATATTTTAGTAGATAGCTATACTACTGGAATATCAATATGCACAATGGTTTCAGATAGAGCTGGAAACTTAATTTATGAAGGCGATTTTTTAAGAGATGATGAAACTTTGGAAGATGGCGAAACAATTACATCTTTTTATCCTGTTGTGTATAATAATGCTACTGGTTGCTGGTGTATTGATAATTCATACTATAAAAATCATTCACATTTAGTTCCAATGATTGATTATTTCGGAAGCGATATGCAGGTAGATGGAAACATTTTTGATAACACTGATAGGTTGCCTAAAATAAATTATGATGACAATAAAAGTCCGTCCGATGGATTGCCATTTTAGGGTGTCTGTTGGCATTACCGCTAACGTTGAAGCATTGGCGAAGGGCAGGAATAGAAGTA